TGATTCCACGATAGTATTGTTCAAATTGCACCAGGTGCACTTTATAATCAGATAAACCGGGTGCGGTCGCTCTGTGTTGACTTGTACGGTTTAGTCACGAAGATGGTTAAAAAATGCTTCACATACCAAATTGGATAACTTAAATTTTATTGGAAACCGATATCGGTTAGGTTCGCCTTCTCTTAGCATTTTTAGATGTTTTAACAGATGTTTTAATAGGACGTTTTCGTGTTTGCAAACCAGCTTGAAAAAGAAATTTTCTACCTAAAGGATATTGATCAAGATCCAACGATAATCTTTCAGTTAGATCCACTTTCCAAAATGAGTATTTGGCAAAGGGATCTTCTTTTTCTGTAGGCTCAACAGCATCTGGGCATTTTGTGGCTTTTGAATCAATATATCTGTAGATATCATGAACAGCATTTTCAGGAGTTGGAACAAACCCTAATTGCCAATCCTCTAAAATACCTGAGTTCATTGCATTTATCTGGGATAATACTTCAGCTACTAAAGGCACTTTACACAACTGTAAGATTAATGAAATCTGATATTCTTCAACATGTCTTAAATATTCTCTAATATTATTGGCATTATATTCTTCTGTTTGAGCTGCCTCTGTAGACACACTAATGGTAAAATTGGTGTTACGTGTATTGTCTGCCACTGTAACAAATATCTGATTACCCCATAAAATGCCATTGTTGTGACCTTGTGCTCTTTGGAGCCAAAATGGCCTATTAAACAATTGAGCATCTGAAGTTACTAATGACCCACTTACTGTAGGATAGTAGGTGGAATTAGCTATTGTTCGTTGTTGTTGATCACTTTTTGCTGGCAAAAAGAAATTATGATCCTGGTTTACTGCACCATCAGGAACAGCGTCACCAACTGAACCTCCTCTAACATAATAATGCCTGGCATAACATTGTTCTCTTCTTGCAAAAAAGAAACATGCATCTCCATAAACATCATTTGCCATTGTTAGAAAGTCTGGATATTTGCAGGTTTCATCAACAATATCTAAGCTTACATCAGACTTATTAAAGGACAGTTCCTTATTGTTGATATTTCCAAATCCAATATCAAACATGTCCCCATCCTCAATTACTGTGTTTCTTAATTCTATAGGAGGACATAAGCCTAGTTGATTATTAGCATCCTTTTCACACACTTTGGCTTTATCCCAGTGTTCTCCTAAGCATGGAATACATCCTATAATGAACATTTGTACCTGTTTGGGGTCAAAAGATGTGTTTTGCCTGTCATCCATTGTTGTGCCTTGATAATTGCTAGAGTTTTCTGTGTCTCTAACCTTATTAAATAATGGGTGACCTGATGTTCCAACCCCTAAAGGTTGTCCTCTGCCTATTTCAATACCTCTACAGGCCCAAACTAGACGTTCCTTATCAGGATTATAAACTGACATATCTGCTAAAGCAAACCTATTTGGATCAGGTAAGCTAATTCTAAAGGCCCGATACTGATTACCAGACACTTTAGGGACTTCAATCCTTTGTCCGTCGCCTGAGCGGACATCATAATATGGATGACCCACTGTTAGCAAACGGTCACTAATTGCATGATAAAAAATATTTGTTCTTTCCACATATTCATCGGTGCTTTGAACTCTCGCCACTGGTGTTGCTGGTGGCAAATATACCTTACCACTTGCTGGAAGCCACAATGACATCTGCAAAAACAAAATTATAAATATTTGCGTTTGCGTTTTTTCCTTTGGAGACTTGGGTGTAAATAATAATCTCCTGATGTATCATTGATGTGGATTACTACTGTGGGGGTGTCAGGATGTGGAAAAATTATATCTGTGGTTTGTCTAGACTCGGGATAGGACACTGTGTAGCCTTGTATATCCTGAATATAAAAACTAGTGTCCCTTGGAGTTTCAAAGCGTGGCACTGTTAATGTATTTGTACTGCGGCGTGTGCCAACGACTAGCTGAGACCCACTAAAATCTTCTACACCCTCATCTAACAGTAAGTCTTCAGAATTAAAATCCACATCTTCAACAGAAGGGGTTTCCTGTCTTCCCACCTCCAAACCATCAGGTTCATCAATATTAACATCAACAATTGAACTTTCAACTGGGCCTTGTACTATGGTACTGTCACCTGAGTGTTCCCCCAATAATTGCATTTCTATAGGTTCTTCTGTGTTAATGGTGCTTAAGTCCCTGTAGAAATGAACCTGTGCGCCCACCTGTGCACCACTACGTGTGCGGATTGTTGCTCTTCGGCCTAGTCTACTAACCCGAACATATCCCTGAGGTGTTTCTGTATATAAAGGCCTACTAAGGCGTTGTACATCTAAAAATTGCCTATCTGGAGGCTCCTCAACAGTACTTAGATCTCTTTCAAATATTTGTGTGACCTCATCTTCAAATGCTGGATTATCAAACTGAAATTGAACTAAACGAGAAGGCCTACTTAAAAATAATGGATCTGTCACAGCCACTTGTTCTGTAAGACGTCTGTTATATAGAGCTCTACGCAGACTAGATAATGATTGTACTGCTCTTTGGACAGGTGTACTAGTCCGAGGAGGTGTTCCTTCATCTATTTCAAAACTATATCTACTAGGAAATTCTTGTAATTCTATGTTTTCAGAAGATGCTGTGTATGATTCCCTAGGACCACCTACTAGCTGGCCCCCAGATCCTTCAAAAACTATAATATGATCTGCTAAGGAAGATTCACCTGACATAGGTGTAGACTCAGAAATAATTTGAAAAGCTGGATTATGGTATTGAGTTCGTGCAACACGGGTTCGCATAGGAGGGCTTGGGTCAGCCACCTCTAAAATGGCAGACGAGCCTCTTCTACCTTCTGTTACAACTGGAGTATCTACTACAGCATTGTCCACTGGTACTGGGTGTATCTCAGCAATTGATTCTATTTCACCAGGTAAAAGGTCAACAGTGCTGTCAGTGCCTGTGACAATACTGGGTGCTGTGGGGTCAATTGGTCTGACTGTGTCTAAAGGAATTAGATCAGTTGGGCCAATTATTTCAGGTATCACCCCAGGGCGAACTATAGTGGGGGTGCCACCTACACGGACTCCTGGCCCTTCCCCTAATGGAACATAGCCAGTGGCACCACCAGTGCCACGGCCTGTACTTATTCCCAAGCCCCCGAAAAACACACCAGCACTTCCATATTGCAAAATTTTATCAGCAATAGTTGTGTGCTCCACTTTATTAATTACATCTGGTGGACATGTACCAGCAGCTTTGCAGCCTCTGTATATATCTGTAACAGAGGCACGTTTAGTACGTTTTGCACGAACCATGTTAGTTAGTATGGGTTTGTTAGTTAGTATGGGTTAGTAGCAATGCCAGCGTTAGCGTTAGTAAAGCTTACAGATCATCAACATTTCCTAAAGACCAATCTACTGTAGGTGGTAATTTCATAGTCCTAATGAATTGTTGTCTGTGCTCATATGTGTCAAAGGCTAAAATCATTCGCGCTCTTCCAACTCTATCACAACTGTCTTCCCCTACCCATGACCACGTAGTACTATAATATTTTACTAAGCCTCTTTTTTTTTTGCGTTCCCGAAAGCGATAGCACTTAAGCACATTGGCGTCGCCACGCAACAGCATTAATGGGGGGTCTTTAGCCTCAGCCAGTAATCGTGCAAGTCTCCCGTGATGTCCTGCACCAACTGATCGAACTCGTGTTCCCACTTCATCAGGCGAGACGCCAACCCTGGAAGCAGTCCCTCCTCGGGACCGCGACCGGGAGTGGGAGCGGGAACGGGAACGGGACTGGGACCTGGTCGTGGGCCCCCTTCCACCTCCCCTTCCCCTTCGCCTGTCGGTGGGGGTAGTGGAGTCTGCGGAGGAGGACCTTCCTCGTCTCCGTCGCTCCCCTCCCCTTTCGGTTTCTGTTCGACCCTTGGATCTGGACCTTTGTCTCCTGTAGTTGGTTTCTTCTCCTTCTCCTTCTCCTTCTCCTTCTCCTTGTCTCTGTCTTTTCTTCCTGGTGGTGGGGCTAGAGGCTTTTCGTTGGTATCGTCGGGATGATGTCCTGGATCCTCCGGTGGGCACGGTGGTGGCAGGGAGTCGCGATGTTGTTGGCGACCCCGACCTGGAAAGGGTGTGCTTGGAGGTCTCTCCCCCGTCTCCAGTTGGTGGCGAAGAGCTAGTAACAGGGGCAAACACAATGTCCTTGTTAACATGCACTTCCCAAACGCCAGTTCTGCCATACCTGGCTGCATCTTTGTCAAAGTTAATATAATATGTTTTTACAGTCCCTTCAAAGTAATAGGCTCCAAAATAATCCACGTGACCTTGAACTTTTTCCCAAGTATCATTAACAGTCTGATAATATATAAAGTTCCATATAGTATAGCTCATAACATTATCAGGATCTCCATCATAAACTACTTCAATATTTTGTGGACCCTTTTTAAAGGCATATGCAGGTGGACTGCGTACCGCCTCAAGACTAGTTTGTGCCAGTGTCCAAGGTTCCTGTCCATAAGCTGATCTTTGAAGGCTTTGCAATAGTAAAACCATGCCAATAGCATCTTTAGCTTTCTGTTCACTGGTAGCCAACGGAGGTACAGGTTGGTACCCCAATCGCATAACTCCATTTTTCCTGGCATAATGCAAAAGTATTTGCTCTTGTCTTAAAGTCTGCCAGTGGTCAATCTGACTTTGTAGATCCTCTCGACCTGATTCATACAGGTCCATTAAAGTCTCTTGCAGTGCATTGAAACGTGCGCTGAGAGTTTCCATCCTCTCCCTCGTCTTCTTGATCACTCAGATCTAACTGTGTCCAAAGCCTTTTAAAAAAAGATTTCCAGCTTTGGTCAGTAAGTTCAAATTGTGGTTTGTGATTAGCATCAAGTGGAAATTTGTTATTGAAAGCAAAGGATTTAACTCTGCTGTGCAAATATTTGTACTTTTGGTCTTTAGTAATATCTATGTTAGACGTTAACATAAGGGGTGGAAATTTCATTTGACAAGGTGCTCTATGTTTCATATCTAAACATACATAATTGCCATCCAATCCATTCCTTAAGTACTGATCTATATATTCCCAACACACATGTGTTACATCATCAATTAAAGCAAGTTTAGTATCAGCTATAGGTTGTAGCCAAAAAGTACTTTTGCAATTGGCAAATGACAGTACCTTTCCTTTTAACACAGATATTAGTGACATTGTAAACATTGATTTTCCCGTGTCAGGTGGTCCATGAAATAATAAACAGTTTTGCTTTGGTTTGTTTTGCAGAAATGCTTTAAATACTGTTAGAAATTCAATAAAATTAATATCCTGGTATCTAATAAACCGTACTATATCTGACCATTGCCCATTGCTTTCCACTGTAAGCAGTTTTCTATGTATCCATGTGGACATACTCATTTCTTTCATCTCTCCCCTCATGTAATGTCTCACCATGGTTGCACATTCTTTTACTAGTCTGGCTTGACTGTTACTTTGTAAAAAAGCCCTGGCATTAGCATCTGTTTCAGCCAGCTTTGCATATTGATATGCAATGGTAGCTTCATCAAAATATTCATGATCATAGGCAAATTGTATCATTGTCGATAAGTCAAATTGTGTAGCATTTGCAGATTGGTGATTAATTAGTGTTTGTGTAAGTATCCATTCAGGATACGCACCATGTGCGTATACATTAGGGTTCATACTTCCTTTATACCAAAATAATGCAGCACACACACTTCGCAACTTTGGAGGCTCACTTAATAATTGCACTTCAGATACTTGCAGCAAAGTGCTTAATAGTCTACATACAGTTTCTCTACTTTTGCCTACGTTAAAACATAATAAATATAAACACATTGGTGGCATATAATGTAGCCAAATATAAGCACAATGCTGCAATAACAATTGTTTAGAGCTTTCAATTAAGTCATCATTCACAGCATACACAGCAATTACCCAATCTCTACAGCATGTTTTGTTACTTTTATATTGTCTTGTTAGCTCAGCAAACCCCACACCAAACGCCTCTTTAAACTTAGCCATTAATACAGCTTTCACATTGCTATGTTTAAGTAAATCTTTAACAATTCCCAAGCCCTTAGTTCCCTGAGCTGTTGTTGGTGGATTGGCCGGTACCTCTTCCACCTGTGTTTCAGAAAGATCTTCAGCTTCATTTACAGAACATTCTAGTCCGCTGTCTTGTTCAAATAATCTCCTTTTAGGTTTATGCTGAGGCGACAAAGAGATAGACTCCAGTTGAGGGCTAAGCTGCAAAACAGCTTGGGGACTGATATACTTTCGTTTTAGCAATTGTGTTTGTTGCTCGCTTTCCTCACTCTCTTGCTGGCAAAACAGTTCGCGGGAGTTTCCCTGTACAGCATCTCCATCATCTATTAGGTCTGAAATATCAGAGTCTGTCCCTTCGTCAAATAATTTTTCCAAATCACCATCTAAACTAGAATCAGAGCATTCTGCTTCTAACGATAACCAAGCACTACAGCATTCTTTAGGATCTAATTTAGTACCTTTATTGTCACTCATGGCGAAGTCTGCCTCGGCACTCCGGACACACCAGTTGTATATCACCCAGCAAAAGTTCCTGTTGCGCTCGAATTCCTAAATTTGTAGCAAGCACGTATAAACGAAGTCTTGCACCGCAACCACAGCCAGCTACGATCTTGTAGGGAGTGAGACACTGCTCCTCCTCTGCAGGTTCTTCTGTCAATTCTTCGTAACAATGCAGGTCAGCAGTGGGTTGGACAAGCTCTTGCAGTTCTAGAACCACCTCTGGTATAGTAGCTTCTTTCCCAATCATTCTACCGACCCACAGTGTCTGCACAATCCTTTCCAGCTGTTTCTGACCTTATAAAACTGCTCAAACTTATAGCATGTAGCTAACTTCTCCACTAAGTCTAATAACTTAAAACAGTAGCGACACCTAATACAAATATTTCCAATAGCTGTTCCTTCTACAGTTTCTATATCTTTTCCAACTACAGCAAATTGAAAAAAATGTGTAAATTCTAACTGTGCAGACGCATAAGCACAGCTACTACAGAGTCCATACACCAAATCCTCCTCTGTCCAAATAAGCTGTAAACACTTGTGATCAAAATTAAGTAGCTCAAAATAAGATAAAAATCTATTGCAAAATTTACAAGGTATCAACAAATCTATTAAAGGAATCACAAGAGTGTCTGCTAGTTCCTTTACTGTTCTAGGTTTTGGCCTGTCCATAATCTGCTCTGTTAAATACATGGCACCTTATATATTTATGTCTATATAAGCTTATTAACGAAGGCGGTCATATGAAAATGTGTATGTAGATTGTTGTTAACCACAATCATCCCAACGATCAAATAACCACCTACGTGCCAAGACTTACCGTTATCGGTCGTTTTGAAGCCAGGACGGTCTGCCAACGAACCTTGGCAGTGAAATTGGCGGTTGCCTGCGG